TAAACACACCGATTCTAACGATATCTGGACCGTTTATCTGGATATTGATGACGACTCCGCACATATCCAGATTGTGATGGAACACGCGGATGAAGAGCTTATCCGCGATGCAATCTATCTCCCGACTGTGATGCTTCCGGCTTTGACGACGGCCATCAATAAGTATTTTGCGGGCAGCCGTAAGCTGGTGGAGGTGGTGATATGAGCGGTTTTAGTCCCGACGAGCGCCGCAGCGCCTGGTGGAGTACCGATAGCCGGCGGGCCGTGTCTGGTAAGGCATTTGAGGTGGTGGCCGAGAAGATTGGCAAAGCTGAGCGCCCCGATCTGAGCGAGGTTGAGGTTGTGCAGATGGGTCTCAGGATGGAGGCCACCATTGGCGCTTTTGCCAGCGAAGAACTCGGCCAGCTTAAGGCTTTGGGCGATTCGGTGGCGACACATCCACAGCACCCGTGGCTGAAGTCTCACGGCGATTATATGGCGCAGGACAATTCGTTCCTGGTGGAGTGCAAAAACTACAACGCCTTGCATATCCACCAATACAGCGAACCTGGCGAGCCTGTGCGGGTGCCCAACGCGGATTGGGCGCAGTGCTGCCACGAAGCGGCCTGTTTCGGCGTGTCTACCGTCTATCTGTGCATCCTGTTTGGCGGGCAGCGTTTCAGAACCTTCCGGCTGGATTTCTCGGAGGACGAAAAGCAGGGGCTGATAGAGCAGATGGCCAAGCTCTGGGCCATGGCTGAGACAAACCAGATGCCTGACCCTGAGACGGTGGCGCAGTGCAAGATGGCCTATCCCGCCAGCGCGGAAGCCGTCGCCACGGCCAGCATGGAGCTTGAACAGGCCGCTAAGCGCCTCGCCGGCATCAAGGCCAGCATCAAAGCCTTTGAGGCCGAGGAAGACCGCCTACAGACGGCCATACAGCGCACCATGGGCGATGCCGGCGAGATGCAGACCCTGGACGGGCGCGTGATTGCCACATGGAAGTCTAGCAAGCCTAGCAAGCGTTTTAGCGCCGACCTTTTCCGGACGGCATACCCAGACATCTACGAGAGTTTCGTGGTGGAACAGCCCGGCAGCCGCCGGTTTCTTTTGAAGGAGAAGGCAGAATGAGTGACTGGAAAGAATGGCGTGTGGCCGATACGGACATCCACAAGCGCGTGAAAACCGTGCTGATGGCACACGATCCCGCAATGACCTGGCAGGACGTTTTGGACATGACAGAGCGGGATTTGAACGCGTTGCCGCATATGGGCAAAACAAACCGCCTGAACCTGTTGCATGTGCTGCGCACCGGCATGAACGGCGCGTTGGTGAAGTGCAACCGAACCTTGGGCGAGGTGGTCAGCGATGTCTAACCTTGTCCCCATGGGCGACATCCAAAAGATGGCGCAAGTGGCAGCCGATAGCAAAATGTTTGGCTTCAAAAACCAGGCGGAAGCTATGGCTATCATGCTGCTGTGCCAGGCCGAGAACCTACATCCCGCGGTTGCTATGCGGGATTATCACGTCATCAATGGCCGTCCCTCGATGAAGGCAGACGCCATGCTCGCTCGCTTCCAATTGGCGGGCGGCAGGGTGTCATGGCCCAAGATGGAAGACACCGAGGTGACGGGCGTGTTTTCGCATCCAGCGGGCGGCGAGGCCACCATTACATGGAATGATGAGATGGTGCGGCGGGCAGACCTCCACCGCAATCCAACCCACCAGAAATACCCGAGGCAGATGAAAAGGGCGCGGTGCATCTCTGAGGGTATCAGGTCCGTGTTCCCGGCCTGTGTGGCTGGCGTCTATACGCCTGAGGAAGTGGCGGACTTCGCGCCGGCCAAAGGGCCTGTGGTGGAGGTAGTGCCTGACCCTGCGCCTGTGGCGGAGGAGGAATTGAACGTCCACCTCTACAAGCCGGATGGCACGATCTACGCTTCATTCGCCAATGAAACTGAGGCTTTCCAAGCCTACTACAAAGTGGTGGACGGCATTGCGGCTAACCCCCGGATTGCGGAACAAGACAAGCTGGATAAGCTGCGCGCTTTCAAGGCGGCTAACGTGCATTGGATGGAACCTGACACTCAAGAGGAACCCGCAGAATGAGCGGCACATACGGCGACCAGCCCGGCAAGGGCGTTTTGTTCAGCGAAGAAAAGCGGGGCGAGAAATCCCCCGACTTCAAAGGCAAGCTGATCCTGGACCGGGATTATAAGGCCGGCGAAACCGTGAAGATGGCAGCGTGGCAGAAGTCTTCCCGCCGCGGGCCGCTCATCAGCCTGAGCATTGATAGTTGGAAGCCCGATCCCAACTGGAAGCCCGATCCCAACAAGCCGCAGAAGGAAAACACTTATCGGCCAGGCGGCAGCACCCGCTTTGACGATGATGTGCCCTTCTGATGGCCGCTTACTACAACGAAAATGACCCGTTTGCTGCCCAGTGGTTGCGGAACCTCGTTTCCGCTGGGCACATAGCGCATGGCATTGTGGATAATAGGAGCATTGAAGATGTCCAACCCAGTGACCTTTTCGGCTTCACCCAATGTCACTTTTTCGCTGGTATCGGAGGATGGAGCCTTGCCTTGCGCCTTGCCGGATGGAGCGACAGCCGCCCCGTCTGGACAGGTAGCTGCCCGTGTCAGCCGATTTCGAGCGCAGGACGCCGACAAGGCCATGCCGACGAACGACACCTCTGGCCCGCTTTTCAGCGCCTCATCTCCGAGTGCAAGCCTGCAACGGTCTTTGGAGAACAGGTTGCGAGCAAGGATGGGCGTGAATGGCTCTCAGGAGTACGCGCTGATTTGGAAGCATTGGGATATGCCTGCGGGGCTGCCGATTTGTGCGCTGCGGGCGTCGGCGCGCCGCACATCCGGCAAAGGCTTTACTGGGTGGCCGACGCCTCAAGCGTCAGACTGCAAGATGCGCGTATCCAGCCCAGAAATGGCGATGAACCGACGACTAAAACCAAACGCGCAAGTGACCTTAGAGCAGGAAGCTTATTTAGTGGGTTGGAGAACCCCGACAAGCTGCGACGGGGAGAGGGGGACTTACGATCCAGACAAGGTGAAAGCTCGCCGGGAATTGGAGGGTCGAACAAAGGCGCAGACGACCTTGGTACAGCAAGTCTATTTTATGGGCTGGGCCACGCCGAGGGCGAGGGATGCCAAGAACAATGGGGTCAGCATAGCCAGAGCGCAGCAGGGCGTAGCGGACAGTTTAGACCTACAATGCAAGCTGGTATCGCAGAATGGAACGGCGCCACCATCACCGTTGACCGCCCAGACGGACAGGCGCGCATTGCCGCTGAACCCGCGCTTTTCCCTGTGGCTGCAAGGATACCCGGCGACGTGGGCAGATTGCGCGGTTCCGGTAACGCGATTGTCCCGCAAGTAGCCGCGGAGTTTATCATGGCGGCAGCAATCTAATGGGCAAGGCGCAGCGCACTAAGGGCGCAACCTTTGAGCGGGACGTAGTGAACGCCCTAAAGGCCGCCGGCATAGACGCTGCGCGCAACTTAGACCAAACGCGCGATGGCGGTGGTGACATCGACCTTGGCGCGTACATGGTTGAGTGCAAGCGCCGGGCCAGCATAGCGGTCTATGACTGGCTAGACCAATGCACACGCGCCGCCAGGCCGGGGCAAATCCCGCTGGTGGTGGCAAGGGGCGATAGGCGGGAAGCTGTTGTGATCCTGCGCCTAACCGATTTTATCCCAATGCTTGGAAAGGAGACAAAGAAATGAGCAGTTGGCCTGATCCTGAGAAACCCGGTGTGCCGCTGAACCCTGAGACGGATGGCAGGCACTGGCTTTTTGACCCTGAAAACAGCAAGTCTTATCCCGAGATTTGGGTTGCTGCACTTGGATCGTGGGCGGTTGGAGACGCTTGGACGCCCCGTATAGTGGCCGAGATGGGCCTTCACTATCTTGGCCCAGTCCTAACCCCAGCCGAGGCCGATGCGCTCAAAGCCGAGAACGCACGGCTGCGGGCGGCCCCGACATACCTCAAAACGTCCTATGCTGACAAAATTATCGAAATTTACAACAACACACCAATTATGCGGGATTTGGCTTTGAAGAAAAAGGTGAAGCCATGAGCGACATCAACCCACGCAAGGTTGTTGAGCTAGCCATCAGTGTGCATGGCAGCAAGAAGCGCGGCTATGCCTTTGCAGGGCAAGAGCTTGGCGTTGCCTGGGATACATGCCGCAAGATAGAGGGAGGAGAAACCCCTGGCTCAAAAATCCCAACAGATGTTGTGCAGGAAGCTTTCGATTTATTCAGACAACAACGCATCACGCAACTTCTCACAGAGCTAGAGCAACTTGAGAAGCTGGTGTTGGAGAGGACGCAATGATTCTACAACTCAACCCGCCCATCCCTATCGTCACGCCGCACGGCAAGGGGCTAGCTCATTTGGTTATTGACGAGGGCGTTGAACATGATCTGGTCTGGGTGGTGTTCCAAGATGATGACGGGCAATGCTGGTCCTGGCGCAACCAAGACATCCGCGCCCAAAGCAACGTCACGATTGGCCGGATTTCGGAGGCTCCACCATGAGGAGGTTGGGGCTAGCCTTGGCAGCCCTGGCACTAGCCTCTAGCCCAGCATGGGGAGCGCGGTGCCAGATGTCAGG